CATTCATATCGTCCACGTTTGTTTCTGATTGAACTTCAGGCAAACATGGACCGTGAATTGTATCTAAAAACTCTTTTTCATGAACTGACTCACCTGGCACAGTGGGTACGTGGTGATCTACGGTTTCGATATGGAAAATTGTGTTTTTATAAAGAACCAGTCGAAAATTATGATTATGAGGATCAACCGCATGAAATTGAGGCACGTAGAGAAGAAGAAAGACTATACGATTGGTATCTAAATGATAAAATGAGTGTGGCAGAGGCAAAAGTGGCACAGATCTTTGCCAATCGACTGACCAGTGCCCTATAATAACTTCAGTTCAAACGAAACGCCATGACTCTCACCGCAATCGCTGAACGATATGAAATCGAAGTCGATCAACTGCCCCAAACTCATGCCGAACTGGGTGGTGGTGCTGCCCGTTCTGCTTCTGGTTTGGTTTATGAGAACTTGATTGAGCGTACTTGTGAAGAATTGGGGTTAGATGCCCGCAAAAATGATTACAAACGTACTGAAGAGGTTAATGGTACTTGTCTGAAGAATCTTCAGGTTGATAAGCACATCTATCGTAATGGTGTGATGAAGAAAGCAGTAGAATCCAAGTGTTATTTGGATGCCTGCTATCTCAAACGTGCAGTGATGGACTTCATCGAACTGGAGCAATCTCCTGAAGTTCCTGACGATGTAGAGTATGCAATCTTTGCAGGACAAAATGCTTGTGGCAAGGATGCTTTTGCTTATTATCAAGCATTTTTCAAAAAGATGACTGGTAAGGAAGTAAAGATTTTCTTTGTGAATCCTTCCCGCAAACGTTCATCTTCACGTTCTATCTACAATGAGCAGTATCGTGAAGACTTTGTACTTGACAGTGTGGTGTATAATGAGTTTGTGGAATGGTTGAACAAGTGATGCTGTATAACGATGATATGTTCAATGTTCTGGGTAATCTTGAACCCCAGAGTGTTGATCTTTTGCTTACAGATTTCCCCTATGGTACACTGAACAAGTCACGCAATCAGTGGGATCGCGTGATTGATTATGAGAAGTTCTGGGAGATTGCTGACGTAATCTGCAAACCAAATTGTGCTGTTATTTCTACAGCAGCACAACCATTTACTTCTGTATTGATCTCTACCAATTATCGTGATTTCAAGTATTGTTTGGTATGGGAAAAGAGTAAGGCAACTGGTTATTTGAATGCAAAGAAGCAACCAATGAGAGCACACGAAGATATTGTGGTATTTTATCGTAAGCAACCAACATACAATCCCCAGATGACAACTGGCAAACCATATGACAAAGGTAAAGCAATAAGAGATGCGGAACAATATGGTAAGCAGACTAAAGCAGTTCATGTAAAGAATGAAGAGGGAACACGTTATCCTAGAAGTGTGATTTATTTCAAGACGGCAGAAGACGAAGGTAAGCACCATCCTACACAGAAACCGATTGATCTTTATCGATGGTTGATTAGAACTTATTCAAACCCTGGTGACGTGGTATTGGATCCGTGTATGGGTGCAGGTACGACTGGAATTGCTGCCAAAATGGAAAATAGAAACTTTATCGGCATTGAGCGTGAGGTAGAGTATTTTAAGTCTGCATCAGAACGTATCAACAATGCAAATAGCACGATGCCAGTTCAAGAAGTGTCACAGAATGCTTTGGAGACAATGCTTGGTGGTGTATAATAACATCAGTTCCAAAGAACACCACATGAAACTGACTCATCCGACATCGACTCTGACTGTTGACTTCTATCCTGTCAAGTTTGCCGATGGTACGATTAGTGAGCGTCAGATGCTTAAGATTGTGACATTTGATAATGGCACACAATCTAAAAGCATGATTAACAAGCATGACATGCAACGTGAGGTTGATTCGCGTGTGCATGGTTATGGTTATCAAGTGATTGGTTTCAATACTATTCCACAACTCTACAATTCTGCACTGTCCATGGCCTGTTGAGGTAAGATATGAACGACGAAGACCTGAAACAATTCCTACAATCTTTCTCTGATTTTATGAAACATTCTGAAACTGAAATTGAAAAACATGAACAGTACGAAGAGGCAAAGATTTATACACAACAGTTTTATGAAAAGAAAGCTGCCGAACTAGAAATTACGGTTGATTATTATATGCAGGAGTTTTTATGACAGATAAAGAAAGAATAATCCTTGCTCAAATGCAAGTTGATAATTTACTTAATTTGACAAAGGATTTACAATATGCCACATTTCTTTCATCACACTTATTACCAGTCAAGTATGAACTTCAACGTCAAATGCACTTATTGACAACAACTCAACAATATAGTAGAATACAAATGTAATTTAAGGAACAAATGAAATCTTTATACATTGTAGATTATTGGGTGCCTGCACCACAATCAGAATACGGTGGAGTGATTAGTCTCATTGCAGAGAATGATACGGAAGCATTCACTATTCTTTGTGATGAACCTGGACTAAATTATGATGAGTCTTTTATTCATCTGATTATGCCCAATGTCGTCAAGGCACAAAAGTTTGCACTGGTCGATGAATATCAGTCTGGTATTATCGATGCTTTTACAACGTAACTAACATGGCAAAAGGTTTTAGTTTTAAGAAAGACAAACTCTATAGTATTCAAATTGAAGAAACTGTAGGATGGCAGACTATTGAAGAAAATGTCACAAAAGAAAGATGTGCAGAAATCTATGATAGATTACTCTATGAAGGAATCGCACCAGAAAGAATTAGAATTGATAGAGTTTCATGAACCACCAAAAGGATACTCCTATGAAGTTGAACAGTTCAAGCGTAATCTTCTTGCTATCTGGATTTGTAATCATGGGCAGTTTTCTTATACCAACAAAACTCCCAAATCTATCTGGGGATTCTACAATACAAAGACAAAGTGCTATCATGCGCCTATCAATGCCACCAAGCAAGGTGATAAGGTAGAGTTTACATTAACAACTCCATATAGTGCAATGCAGTTAAATCTTAATCCACTTGAACAATGTCTTATGTCCCTAAACTGAATGATTATGTAATCTGGAATGGATATTGTAATACACTTGAAGGATGGGTCTATTTTGTGGGTGATCAGTATATTACTATTGAGATTAAAGTGACACCAAAACATCCAGAAGATCTGCCGAATGGAACACATCATAGGAATGAAAGAACGTGTGTTGTTTGCTATCGTGAACAGTGGAATGAATTGGTTTATGTGAAGAGTAGAAAATGTGTTTATGATGAAAAATGACCGATTTATGGTAAAAATAGGTTAAATTTAATTAAAAAATACCTTTTTAAATATAAAGTAGTGTTTTATACGGTTCTCAATAGTGTTATTATTATTGAGAATCAATAGTGTTTTATTGTTGAGAATAACCCCACTAAATCATCATAAAGACTCCATTAAATCATCATAAATGCCTCCTGGTCTTGTGAGTTTAGCGAGCGTACCATAAGACGCGCAGTTTGTCAAGTCACACGGCGGCGAAAAGTCACGAGACCCACATAGAATCTCGACGAGACTTATAAATAATGGTTATGAATCTCGACGAGACTTGACACTCCTACGAGATCATAGTATAATACCATAGTATCATACATTTCTACGAGAACCATGTACGACGACTACGAGTTTCACTACGAGCATAACAACGAGTCATATACATACGATCTCGACGAGATGTGTGAGTACGTGATGCGAGATAATACACAATATAACATACAAGACGCATACGAGATTGATGATGAGTATGCGCGAGATTCATGTGATTATGATGCGCTTGCATATAAGCATTATGCATGATATCATATACACATAACAAACGCACGAGATTCTCATGTATACACAGGCACGCAAACGCATGGTAAGTGTAACACTTGACATTGAGTGTTATGATGACTTGGACCTAAAAAGTATCGATTGGAGTGATACTTTAGGTCTAGAAGGTGATGAGAACGTTCATATTACCATCAAGGAGTGTAAAGATATCTTTTAGTGTGACACTTCCCCGACTGGCACACAAGGGCATTAGAAGACCTTATA